TGGGTGTACCATGTGCACGACCGCTCCGATGCACGACCGTAGGCGTTGACGTCACTGGTGCCTCCCTCGGTGATCCAGGAAGCCGCTCCAGGGGCTACCGAGTGGTACGGCCTGCCTCGTGTCTGCACGACCGCCAGGGAGCCCGCAGACGGTGCGGAGAGCGGGCCGTAGTGCACGCCAATGGTCACATCGTACAGGGTCATGGCGGAGTCGGCGGACTGGTCCACCTGGTAGGACATCAGACGGACCTCGACGCCTGCGCTCATGTCGATCAGCGGTCCCAACAGATAGCCCGTCGAGTAGATCGTGTAGAGCTTGGTCGAGGACTGCCAGGCCGTCTCCAGCGCGGTCAATTCGTCGGGCGTCATGCGGACCGTGATGGTGGACTCGATGTAGTCGTAGGAAGCGCCGTCGTCGTAGGCTACGGGCGTGCCGTCTGCTGCTTCTGTCCACTCCAGCGCCAGGGCGTGCGTCGTTTCGTGGGCCTCGGCAGGGAATGGCCACGGGTCGCGCACAAGGCGGATAGAAAAATGCCTTGTCGCCTCCGAGATGTTGTAAAACTCAAGAGCCGCCGTATTGTAGCGGAAATATACTTGTGACTTGTCTGATGGATTGAGCGACAGGATTGACGCACCGATCCAGTAAGCCCCGGTATCGCGAAGCTGGTACCAAGGGAATCCGTCGTCGCTTTTGTAGTAGCCCGCTCCACGGAGATCAAAGCCTATTTCGTCGGTAGCTCCCGTGTTTGGAGTTGTCCAGTATGTCGTGCCTAGCGACTTGAGTTTTCCGCCCGCAACCGCATTCCCTCCAAGCGATGTCGAGAGCCCCTGCCAATCCGCAAGGGTGGCCACCCTCCATCCGTCATGCAGGACAAGCGCAAGCATTTCGGCATGAGTGTAGAGGCGCCCAAAAATCGGACGATTTGCCGGATCGTTGTTGTAGTCGACGCCCGCGCCATCCCATTGCAGGTTCTTTTTGATCCATTCCCGTCCATCTGGGGCACGGATCGTTTGATAGGTCGATCCAAGGATTGTCGATGTACCCATTACCGGATCCCTCGGCTACGGGTGCGCCCGCCCTTCTGGAGTTGTCGCACGGTGCTGCGTGCCTCGGCCGGGTTGGATACGGTGATGTTTACCACCATTCCGCCGCCGCTGGTCGGGGCCACCCGGCTCGGACCCTGGGGGATGAGCATTTCCGCGCGGCGCTCTCCAACGACGGACGGGACGCCAGAGGGGGGATTGCCGCCCGAGGCGAACCCGAGCAGGCCAAGGATCCCGCCTCCGCCACCGCCTGGGATGATGAGATTGGAAAACACGGTGGCAAGCGAACTGATGGCGCGGTTCGTGAACTGCTCCGAGAACGAATCGTAGAGGGACGAGAACACATCGCGTCCGTTGCGCCAGATGTCCTGGAAAGCCGTACCGAATCCGCTTTGAAGATCTCCGCGCACGGAGTCGGCGAACGCCTTGTATTGGGCCTGCTGTCCGTCGAGGCGCTTCTGTAGAGTTTCGGCCTCGACCTTTTCCGCCTCCTTCTCCTTGGCAAGTACGTTTGCCGTTGCCTTGTCGGAGAGCGGTAGCCCTGCGTAGTACTCGTCGCCGAGCTCCACAGACTCCCCGCCCGCATAGTTCCGCGACCCGTCGACACTCATGGATGACATCGCCCCGCCTGCATACGGGTTGAGCCCGAGGGAGCCCATGTAGTCGGCGCGGGCAGATCCGAACTGGTAAGACTCGGAAAACGTCCTTGCGGTCGCCGCCTTGGTCGTGGCTCCGGCCCCGATGACGCCATTCCCGCCCGTAACGATGTCCTCGCCACGGTACCCGCCCATGCCTCCCGGGCCTGCGCTTGCGCCGATTCTCTGGCCCTGGAGGATCTGCGACCACGACACCACGTTCTCGCGTGCGGCTGCGATCTCGCGATCCGTTCCGCCGTTCTTTTCGAGCCACGCCAATTTCTTCTCAGATGCGTCCAGCGCGTTGCGGGCGCGGCCATCGTCCCCGCCGCTCTTGCGGATCGCGGAAACAACGCCCTTGGTGAGGTCCGCAGCCTTCTGGAGGTATGGGATCAGGCTTGAAGCCACCTCCAATCCCAGCGAGACGATGCCGCCCTTGATCTCGGCGAATGTGTCGTTGAGCTGGTCGGATGCCCTGGCGAATTCCGTCGAGACGATCGGCGCCGAATCCGCCATGGCCCGGAGCGCGTCGCCACCCTCGACAAGCATTGGAAGCATCTGCTGTCCCGACTTCCCGAAAGCATCCGTCGCGATCTTGAGGCGCAACATGGGGTCTTCAGTCGCCTTGATCCGGTCGGCGATCTGGTACAGGGCCCCGTCAACGCTGGTCGCAGTGATCTTGTATTTCGACAGGGCCTTGTCGCCGTCGGACAGTTTGGCTCCGAGCTTGCCCATGGCCGATGCCACGGATTCGATGTCGGTACCGCTCTGCTCGGCGTACAGGGACAGGACGGAAAGGCGCTCGGTCGAAACGCCGAGACGAAGGGATAGGTCGTTGATGTTGTCGGCAAAATCGATGGACTTCTTGACCGCTACGCCCATGCCGACGCCGACAGCGGCCAGCGCGGCCCCTGCTGCTGCCGCTGGCGAGGTCATGGCGGACATGGCGCGACTGACTACGGGGATTTCTGCGCCGAACTCCTTGACCCTCTTGGAGGCCCCCGCAAACGCCTTCTCGGCTTTCTTGCCAGACTTCTCGGAAGCCACGCCGAACTTGACGATCTTGGGCGTTCCCTTGTCGTCTACATCAAGGACGTACCGGATCTTTTCATCTGCCACGGCCTACCCGCCTTTCCCGTTCGCGCTTCTTATCCTGGGCCTCGCGGTATCGTGCAAGTTCCCCAGAGAGTACGGCGTGCACATCGGCGAACCATTGAGTTTGGTCAAGCCACCCACCAGCGACCGGAAGCGGGCCGAACGAATCGCGGCCAGCGAACACGGACCAGGCTTGCACCACGGGCTCCCACTCTGGGCCGACTTGTCCGCCTGGGCATCGGTGGGTGTCGTAGCTCTTTGAGGCATGGAAATCTCCGGTGATGGGGTCCGAGAATACCGGGTTGGGCGCTGCCTCGTCGCATCCCCACCGCCGCCGCGCCGTCGGATCGTCGGTGTGTCGCCCCGGCTGACAGGTGCAAGCGTATTGCCCCGTCAAAAGCCGGAACGCGACAATCAGTTTCCCCGGTCGGCCTCGGTCAGATGGGAGCGCCGATGGCTCTCGCGAACCAGGATCATGCACACCACGGGATCGAGGCGGTCGATCTGCTTGCGGTCGATGCCGGACACCACCAGCGATGGGAGGATGTCGTAGCACGCATCCGCTTTCCCGCCGGACTGTTCCAACCTGGCGCACTCGCGCCCCGTCATGGTGCGCAGGACGAAGGGCCCGCCATCGACCACATCGTAGACGGTGCGGCCTGCCTCGTCCTTGGACTCGGAGATGTCGATCTGGAAGGTGGCTTCGGGAGCCAGGAAGATTCCCATGGCGATCTCCTTACGACTGCGTGAGGGTGAGCGCGGCGGTGCCTGCGGTCTGGATGAACTCGAAAACCAGCGGGCGGTACCCGAGCCCGTCGCGATATTCCACCGGGCCGGGGTCTTCGACCAGGCAGGCGGTGCCGGTCCAGGTTTGGACGTTGCCGGCGGTGCCTGCGGACATCGGGAACGAGATCGCGTAGGTCGTGCCTGCAAGGTATCCCGCACGCCAATCGGTCGCATCCACGGCCACGGTAGGGCGGTACATGAGCTTTTGCGTTGTGATGTAGTTGCCGCCGAAGCCGGAAGCGTGGGCGCCGTTCTCTTCGGGCGTCACGGTGTTTTCGATGGCCAGCTCAGCGGCGGCGATGGACCCCGAAAATGCGCCGATGGTATGGGCCAATCCAAGGAACGGCTGGCCTGCGCCTGCGCTGGGGTGGGCCCCGGCGATGTAGGATGTCTGGGCAGATTGCGAGTAGCGCCCGCGCCCGTCGACATCGCAGAGCCACAGGCCCCCCTTTTCGGCGTAGAAGCGGAGAGAGCAGCGCATCCCAGCCAGCACTTTTTCCTCCTGGCCGTTGCGGTGCTTGACGGTGCAGGAGGTGCCGAGGACTCCGGAGGTCGTGACATCGGCGCCCCAGGTGGCAACGTCGCCAGTCACGGACGCGCCGGACGCCTTGAGCAGGTCGTACCAGTCTGGTGCGGTGTTGTCGGTGCCGGAGGGGCGAGGCTCGAAGGTGCCGCTCAGCGTGCCGGTGTAGGCGCCGCCGATGGGGGCGATGGGGGCCATGGTCGCACGGCGGGGGCGGCGTTCGTTGATCGCGGCATCGGAGTCCACCACACACTCGTTCCACACGGTGTCGTAGTTGGCCGACGTGAGCGTTTCCGCCGTGAGTTCGACCGCCTCGGCCTTGTAGCCAAGCTGCTGGAATTGCTGGACGATGGGCATTTATCGCTCCCCGTAGTTGCGAGTGGTGCGGAACTGGAATTCGATTGTGACAGATTCCGACGATGCGCCAGAACCAATGTCGTTGGTCGCGGGCGTGGTGCTGGACCCGATGGTCCACAGGGCGCCTATGCCGGTGATGAGCGTCGTTCCGGTGCAGTGATCCATGACCAGATCAGCCACGGCCAGGCGCACATCGGACGCGAGGTCAAGGAGAGACTGGTGCACGGACAGAGCGGTCGAGTCGCCAGTGAACGGACGGCGTACGGACACCATGATCCGGGGCGTTACCACCTCGGGAGATCCGATCTGGTTCCCCTGGATCGCGGAGTCCTCGTAGGTGTAGCGCACCGTGCAGACGTTGGCGTTCTCGGTGTAGACTCCGGAATCGTCGGGGGCTCCGTAGCGCACGACGTAGGTATTGCCGAGCGTCGTGCCGAGCTTGGTGCCGATGGCGGCCAGGAGAGTACCCGCGACCGTGGCCATTACCGAGCCCCCAGCGCCAGGAGTTCGGGGTACCGCTTTTTGATGAGCGTACCCCAGCGGGTCGATGCGGTGCGGAGGCCACGCCACCAGCCTTTTACGCCGTTGGATCGGCCCTTGGATCCGACTTCGGCGGCACGATATCCGCCCGAAATGGTCAGGATTCCGCGACCGTCCTTGTCGATTTCGGCGCGGAGGTTTGACCCGTGGTCCTGCGGGTTGTACCCAGAGGCGATCACGCGACCAGCGACGTCGGAAATTGTCGAGCCTCCGACATCATCAGCGAATTGCTCCATCGCCGTCGAGCGGGAAACAAACTTTCCCTTGACGAAGATGGGTCTCTCCTTGTGGATGACAGTCGCCACGTCTTCGGGCTTGAGTGGCCCCCATTGGCCTTTTGCGTTGCGCCCAAAGCGTTCGCCGTATTTTGACAACTTGATCGTGGACAGCGGCCCGTGGGTTGCTCCAGGAGGCGCTGTGTAGACCAACCTTCCGCTGCGCTTGGACTGCTCGGCGTGCGTTCCGGTAACGATGTACTTGTCTACGACGATCTTCCCCGCGACCTGCAAGACTCCAGCATTGGCATAGGCGAACGCCTGGACGCTGCCCTTGGGCAACTCCTTGCATCGCTTTGCCAGCGTGTCGAGGGATGCCCCGACAGCTTTGAACTGGAGACCAGCAGACGCCACGGTCAGACCTCGACGCCGTTGGCGATGGCGAGGTCGAGCAGCTTCTCCAGCGAGATGCGGGGCGGGACGCTCACGCCGAGAGACTTGAGCTTGGCGCGGATTTCCTTGGCGTCCGGGTCGGACTCGGATTCATCGGACTCCTGCACCACGGGTGCGGAGGCCGCGATGATTTCCGATTTGAACTTGTAGCCCTTGAGCAGACCACCCTGGTAGAATGCGCGAAGGCGCAGAACGCCGTGGCCGGGCTTGGCGTTCAGATCGCGGATCATTTGGCGGGTCTTCTGGTAGATTTCGCCCTTCTCGCCAGCGACGAGTTCGAGCGAGCCGTCCGCCTTGTCGATGGCCAGAACGGCCAGTTTCTCGATCATGGTTCGTCTCCGGAAAAAAGGGGTTGGGCGCGGCCAGTGATTGACCGCGCCCGGTGAGGATTAGGCCGACTTGAGGATGGTCAGCGCGGCAGCCTGTCCAGCCGAGACGCCGAACCCGACGAACCCGCCGATATAGTAGTTACCGTCCATGCCATCCCAGATCTTCGTGGTCATGGTGATGCCGGTGGTCGGCTCGGTGTAGGTCCCCATCTGCGCGTAGCTCGGGACTTCCGCCGACTCGAAGGAGGGGCGGAACGCCACGGCGAACGCCTCGGGAGCGGCGAACCAGCCTTCCAGCGCGGCCACGTCGCCGGAAGCGGCAACGTCGGAAACCTCGTTGAGTGCGAATCCATGCACGCTGGGGATGACGTTGCGTTTGATCACGCCGTCATCGCCGAAGGCGTAGGCGGACTGGATCGCGGCGTCCTTGGCCAACGCGCCGTAGTAGGCGGGGCCCATGACGGCGTAGCGACCGAGCTTGCTGGCCTTGGCGGTGGAGAGCCCCGTTGCGAAGTCGACCACATCGTCGGCGTCGAAGTTCGCGGCGGTGACAGCAGCCTGCACGTTGGGGTAGGTCGCGGCAAGAACCAGTGCGTTCTGCATCGCGAACATCTTGTTTCCGATGGCGCGGCCGATCACGGGGAGGCAGGCCATGACCACATCGACGGGCGTCTGGATGAACGAGAGCTTGTTCATCTTCACGATGTGGTAGATCTCGGTGGTGGTCACCGAGATCGCCGTGGTGCTGGCGGCGTCGGTCGTGTAGGATCCGGTCGACTGCGTGAACTCCCGCCCGGTCTGCTCGGCAAAGATGTTCACGTCCACGGTCTTCGCGGCGGGGTCGCTGGAGACGCGAACGGTGCTCTGGAGCACGGGGCCGATGGTGGACACCAAGGAGGGGAAAACGTCCTTGGAAACGGCGGTCATGTTGAGAGAAGTGATGGCCATGATTAGGCTCCCTGGAAGATGGCGGATTTGTGCTTGGAGTAGTACTCGCCAGCCTCGGCGTGTTTGCCAGCGGCGCGAAGGGCGTTCCATTTCGCGGTATGCGTGGAGGGGGCGCCTTCGACCTCCTCCTGGTGCGGGAGAGGCTCGGGACCGTTGTCCTTGAGCATCTGAGCGGTTGCGGATTGTTCGCCTTCGATCTTGGCCGCTTCGAGCGCAGCGGCGTGTGCAACCTTGAGTCCTTCGACCTCGGCGGCGTGCTCGGCCTTGGCGGTCGCCAGCGCGGCAACGGCCTCGGAGGCGCGGGCCTCGGCGTCGGCGATCTTCGCCACGGCGTCGACGATGGCGTTCTGCGCTTCGGCCAGTTCGGCCTTGATCGCGGGCGTGTCCACGGTGATCGATGCGACGATGCGATCCAGGAAGGAGGGCTTGGCCTCCGGGGTTTCGGTGCTCATGGTCTCCAGTCCTTTCGGGATGTTGCGGTATGCGTGACGGTTTTTGTCGATGGAAGCAAACGCTTTGGCCTTGCCTTCGATGGCGTCGGCCAGTCCAATTTCCACGGCCTGCTCTGCGGTCAGCCACGTCTCGGCGTCCATGAGCTTTTCCGCATCCTTGGCGGACAGCTTCCCGCCCGATGCGTCGGCGTAGAGCTTGGCCATTTCCCCGGCAATGGTGTCGAGGACTTCGGCCTCCTTGCGCATGTCGTCGGAGGTTCCGCCCACCATGCTCCACGGGTTGTGGATCATGAGCATGGTCCCGGGGGCCATGATGCGGCGATCGGCGGCAATGAATACGACGGATGCGGCGGAGGCGGCGAGGCCGTCAACGATGGCCGTGACCTTGCCACGGCTTTTGATGAGCGACCCAATGGCAAGGCCATCGAACAACGATCCACCAGGAGAGTTCAGGCGCACCGTCACATTCCCGGCAGGCTGCTCGGCAAGGGCTCGCTGGAAGGATGCCGCCGTGGCGTCCCATCCGATTTCGCCGTAGATCGTGAGATCAGACATCTTCGGAGTCCTCCATGTCGTCATCGTCCGGTTCGACCGGAGCGGGTGCGGGGGGTTGTGCGGTGCGCACACCAGCAGCGTCCATTTGCTGTTGGCTAAGAGCCGTCTTCGGGGGCAAGCCCAGCGCGATACGACGATCCGCTTCGTACTGCTCGGCGGCAAGGTTCTGGTCGATGATTTCCTTCCAGTCCCGGCCACGGGCTCCGCAGACCTCGACAATCGACTTCTGGCCGGTCGCCATGGCCTCGGCGTTGGCGCCGACTTCCTTGGCAGGGTCGACCCAATCGGGGCGGTCCCAATCCCACGCCACACGGACAAGATCCGGAGACCAGGGGATGCGACCAAGCAAGCCATTGGCCCACCAATACTGGACAAGGAGCGATGCGGTAGGAGTGCAAAGAGCCGCTTCGAGAGACGCCTGCCATCCGACGTAGACGGCCTGGGCCATCTGGCGAATCGTGCGGGCGTTGGAGTAGTTGAGGTTGGCGTACAGGGAAAACGCCTCCTCGAAAGGAAGGTCCGTGCATCCCGCGACGGCCCGCAGCATGGCGGTTAGGTATTCGCCCGTGCCGCCGTTGACCGGGGGAGGATTGGCGACAGTTGCCTTCTCTCCAAGCCCGAGCGCGATCATGGATGCGTCGGGGATGTTGCCGTAGGATCGGCCCAACAGGTGGTCGATGGAATCGCCCTGCCCCACGGCCTCGGCATTCTCGAATGCGTCGGAGATCTGTTTGGGATCCGGCGTCTCGATGATCAGCGTATGCTTTGCTGCCTGCGTGGCTCGGCGCACCTCGGTCTTGCGGTATTCGCGCAAGTCCTTTAGGTCGTGTATCGCAGGCGTGAGCAGAGGCAGGCCACGCGATTGGCGAGGGCGTCCAACGGAGGGGCGCCGGAAAAGCGATGCGTTCAGGCGCCCATTGCGGAAGCGCGGGAACCAGTTGAAGTCGTCGCGGGTGCCGCCGAAATCGGGGCCCTCCGACTTGCGGACGTAGTAGCCGAGCACGCGCCCATAGCGGTCATACCCCACGCCCAGGCGGCACGTTGCACACTCGGGCGTTCTGTCGCTGGGGGTGTCGAGACGCGAGGCGTCGACCAAATCGATCTTCGGCCCGGTGCCGTCGCCGACATCAGGCCACAGAATGAGCACGTCGCCGGAAAGATTCGAGGCGTCACACGTCCCGTTGTTGACATCCGTCCAGGACGAGACGCCATCCCACCCGGCAGATCCGCGCCACTCTGCCCACAGGGTCGAGAGGGCGCTGCGCACGGTCTCGGATTCGGCCAGGAAGCGAGGGCGGGGGCCCGTGCCCACGACGCCACGGCGGATGGTCGATAGGACAGCGTAGGCCAAAGGGTCGTTGCGGTACAGGTCGACAGCACGGGCGCGGAGAACAGGGAGCGCCTGCGCGGCGTCCTGGTCCGGGTGCTGCGACTGCATTGTGTAGCGACTGGAATAGGCGTCTGTCGCGGCACCGTCAAAAGGCGATGTCATGGCCATGGGGGATGTGATCCGGCGCCCGTATGCCCGCTTGGATGCATCGCTCATTGGACGGCCCCCAGGAACAGACGGCGCCCGCGCCCATCGGTTTCTCCAGCTTCGGAAACCTTGTTCGCCTTGACCCAATCCACATACCTACGAAGCTCGTCAAGGTTGCGGAAGGTCTTGGCTACGCCGTCCGGCCCCATTGGCGTCACGTTGGACAGCGCCAGGAAGCCGCTCTCCACGTTGACCAGGAGGTTCATTACCTGCGTGTAGTAGGCTGCCCAGGTGGTGAATGCCATCTGTTCACAATCTATGCACCTGCGTGGATGGTTGGCAAGCTATCCACAAGATGCCAACATTTTTATCAACATCTATCCACGATCTGGGCACAAAAAAATCCACCAGGCGCCAACCTAGTGGATCTTTTGCTCCATCGAGTTACAGCTCGATGGGGCCGGATGTCGAGCCCACCCAATCGCTAAAAAGGACGTAGCCGACAAAAGGGAAAGTAATCGATGGTAGCTAAGGATGCAACAACAAAAAACGAAAACGGCGACCCTTCGCCAGGCCGCCGTTCTCTCCACACAAGAAAGGATCGAAAACACACTCCCGCAAGTACGCCGGTGCTGCCAGGGTAAACCCCGCGCTCGGCCCCCACAAGAACAGATCAAAGAATACGGCGGGCCAGCCGGAAAGGCAAGTCCTAAATCCTCCGCATCTGGACAGCCGTCGAGCCCTGCGCCTTCCGGGCGGCCACAAGGCGGGCCATTCCCGAGAGTGGCCTTCCGGGCGTCGCCACGGGCTCGGGGGCCTTGGCGCCTTCCTGTGGCGGATCCACGGGCTCGGGAGCGGCTGCCACGGGGCGGAGGGCTCGAAGTTCCAGCAGGCGCACCATGCCCGCCGCCGCATGGCTGTAGACCATGCAGTCCCGCAGGTGGTTCTCGTGCGAGTGCGCCTTCCAGACGTAGGTTACCTGTCCGTTGCGCCCCTTGACCGCGACCTTCCTTTCTGCCGTGAGATGGCGGAACAAGTAGGACGGCGGGTTGCCTGGCATGTGGCAAACGCCTCGGCCACGGCCCGGGCCCGCCTCCAGCGTCGCGGCTACCAAGTCCTGCCAGTACGTTGTCCACAGGACGGCCAGATCCACACGGCCCACCGCGCGGCGGTTGGCGTCCTGCCGATCCACCGCCGACATGGACATGGGCAACGTGCCGTCCAGGCGCCCCTTGGATGGCGTGAGCCCACGCGCCCGGTGCAACGAGCACACCCGGTACACCTCGTGCGTCCTGTACCCCGAGTCCATCATGCCCGCCCGGGGGCGCACAACCTCCCCGCCTGCGACGATCCATTCTCGGCAGTACGCCTGGGCGGCGTGGTCCAGATCACCGGCGCCCCGGAACGATCCGCACCACATGATGCAATTCTCCCCGTGGTCTCCCCAGCCTCGGGCCAGGCCCCACACCTCCGAGCCCTGCACATCAAACCCCCACGTTACGGCACGCACCCAGTCCGGGGCCCGTGGCGTTTCCTCTCCCTGCCACCAGTCCGGTGCGGGCATCTGGTAGTCGGGAAGCTGGAGCGTGGCCAGGTGCGCCTGGTC